GGCATATTTGGCATCGGCAGAAAGGTCATAACCGTCTCCTAAAGTTATCTCTCGCCATTCGTAAGGAATTCCAGTTGGGAGAGTATTGCCATCAGTCGTGCCTGAACATAAGTCCTCGCCAGTGGGATGACCACTACCATCTGTGGCCCTAATACTGACGGTAATAGTTCCAGGTAAAGCAGCTCTGCCTAGAAGTAGCTTAACGCTGGTAATTTTATGGGCTATTGAAGGGGTAAAGGTTTGTGCTGACCAACCAGAGCCATAAATGCTTGTGCTACCATCATCCCCTGTATTGTAATATTCATAAAGCGTGCTCATTTTTCCCCAAAAAAAGAGGGCGTTTAGCCCCCTGCTTTGTGTGCGGTTAATTAGAGCGACTATCCGCCACTCGAAACAGTAAGCTGATAGGTAAATTCGATTTTTTCGCCGTTCCCCACATTTACGGCAGCAAACTTGCTCCTGTCCATTAGAGTCCCCACAGTAGAGGCATTGAACAAGCCGTGCTCGGTAATGGCAAAAGTGTCACCGTAGGTATGGGTAGCCACTGACTTATAAATATTAGCGGTAGCGCCTTCTATTTGAGTTCCCGTGTCTCTGGTCTCAACCTCAGTGCCAAGTGCAGTATCCCCAGCAGCTTCGTTACCAGTTCCCGTTCCTGAGCCGTGATACTTGAAAGTGCTGTGCAGTGCCTCGCTTGCCTGTAGTTCATCCACCAGCAGAGCAACATAGGCATCCGTCACACACCTGGTCGCCTTCCTTCTATCCCTCTTAATCTCCCGGCAGAGAACTCCGTCCTGAGCGAGTATGTCGCCGGCCGGGTCAGGGACAAGATGCCTTGTCGTGAGAATAGCGGAAGCACTCAACTTCCCCCCTGTGCCGAATAAATCCTGTAGTTTCCTAAATAAGTTCATGTTCCCTCCTTAGCCTCTCGGGTAAAATTCCCAGACTTTTTGTGGGGTTATATCCCGGAGACTGTTTTGATAAATAATGTATTTATTGTTTGCCCAAGCCTGATACCATCTCGCAGAGCTTGGGACTATCTGAGCCCGCATCTTATTGAGCCACGCCAAAGCAGCCTTAGCCACAACGCCCTCGACCAAGACCCTCTCCAAATCAGGACTGAGCGTAGATAAGGATTCGGTTAGCTGGTGGACCTCATGGCAATAGAGGTAGATGTTCTGCCCTGAAGTCGGTGCGGTAGTAATGTTGAGCCTGAGCGTATTCCCAAAAACGCTGACATCTCGGTAATCAGGCGGGTCGCTCCCTGTGGGATATTCTGCCTTTTCTACCTCAATCAAGTTTTCAATATCGCTAATGTCCACTTCCTTTGTGCCGTCGCTAACTACAGTCTCTTTGACTTCATAAGGTCGGTGCTGGGAGATTTCCACCCGGACTTCGTTAATGTGCAAGTCCAGCTCATCATCGGCAAACTCATAGGTATTGCCGGTATATTCATCTCTAAGGAACTGCCTTGCTGTGCCACGAATCGCTGATAAAGTTTTCACCATGGTTCACCTACTCCTTTTCGATGGGACCCTTGCACCACTCGCTTAATTTCTCTTCACTCATTGATTCAGCCATCTTCGCAGCCGCGGCACTATATGATTTCGGTGTCTCACCGCGCTTCATAGCAAGGGCAATGCAAGCAAGTGTCCGTTGATTCTCACTTTTTGGCATATCCACCTCCATCTTTTCCTAAATCAAATTCGACCATTATTTTTACCAGCTCGTTAAATGATGTTTTCGCTTCCCATCCTAGAACTGTTTTTGCCTTACTAGCATCAGCCAACAGATAATTAACTTCGGCCGGCCTAAAGAAATCGGGGCTTATCTCAACATACTCCTGCCATTTCAGGCCAACATGACTAAAAGCACAATCAAGAAAATCTCTTACTGAATAAGCCTTACCAGTTCCTATGACAAAATCGTTGGGTGTATCTTGCTGCATCATCAGCCACATTGCCTCACAGTAATCAGGTGCATAACCCCAATCCCTTTTTGCATCCAGATTCCCCAAATACAGTTTCTTTTGCGTCCCATCCAGGATTCCAGGTATGCTCTTCGTAATCTTGCGAGTTACAAAATTCCTGCCCCTTCTCTCTGATTCGTGATTGAATAAAATGCCATTACAGCAGAAGAGGTTGTAACTAGCGCGGTAAATTCTGGCTATGTTATAGCCGTAAAGTTTGGCTGCCCCGTAAGGGCTTCTGGGGTGCATCGGTGTATCTTCGTTCTGTGGCGGTGGGCTATCGCCGAACATCTCGCTAGAACTGGCCTGGTAAAACTTGCTTTTAGGGCTGAACTTTCTTATCGCTTCCAGAAGCCGTAATGTGCCAAGCCCGGTTATATCGCCGGTGTATTCAGGAATGTCAAAGCTGATCCTGACATCCGATTGAGATGCCAGATTATAAACTTCATCCGGCTGGAGTTCTGACATCACAGCCGATAAATGGTTTTCAGTTGCCAAATCCCCGTAGTGTAAGGTCAGATTTGGGATATGCTCTATGTTCTTCAAGCTCTCAGGATATAAAGCCGTTCTCCTGATGAGCCCGTGAACCTCGTATCCCTTACTTAGCAACAGTTCCGCCAGATAAGAGCCGTCCTGCCCGCTTATGCCAGTAATAAGAGCCTTTACCATGATATAAGCCCAGCACCACCAGCGATTGTGGTGTATTCGATGCCTTTGACTTCCTTGTGCTCAGGGTCGGCGTCAAAGCAAGTGCGGTCCGCTGGCGTGCTGAATAGACACACGCCATGAACACCAACTCGCTTGGCCTCAGCAATGACTTGCTTGGGGTTTTTAACATGCTCCAGCATCTCACTTATCCAGACGAAGCCAAATTCATTGTCCTTAAAGGTCAGGTGGTGAGCGTCCATGCGCTTAACCCTGGGACCGTTCTTAATATCAATCCCCACGTATTCTCCCAAATGCTCAAGGGCATCCCGGTACGGTTGATTTACGCCACAGCCGATGTCGAGCACCTTTGCTGGAGAACACTGCTGGGGGATAAAATAGCGTTTCCAGGGTACTTGACTCTCATAATTCTTCGGCTCCTTAATTCTTTTCTCAATGTCTTTCAGTACCGGAGGCCAATAGGCTAATACCTTGTCCTCAGAATACTCCAGTGCTTTTGCCCTTGCCTTAGACTGTATCTCCTCAATAGAGCCGTTCTTTTTGGCTTTGTAGGCTTGCTCGAGGTACTCCACTATTTCGTCAACGGAGCAGTTAAAATTCCACGAATCCTGCCCTGTCCATTCCAGCCTTTTCTCTTTAAGAAGCCAGCCGCCACCCAGGTTTTCAGTTAGAGCGGTATTATCACTAATAATTACCGGAACACCGCAGGCCTGGGCTTCCACTACTGGTAGGCAAAATCCCTCACCTTTGCTCGGAAGCAGAAACACATCCAGGCTGTTATACATCTGAACCATAATCTCGCGGGGTATCCCTACTTCCATCTCCGTAGGTGGCGGGAATAGAGTAATATCCTTAATGTCCAGTGCTCTCCGCATAGCATCCAAGTTATAACCCTGACCGTCTCCTGGCTTGGTGTGCATATAGTAGATAACATCATTGTGATTGGCAGCGAATTTCTTTACTGCCTGCATTGATGCCTCAAAGTTTTTGCGTGGGCAGTTCACAGCAACGGTGCCAATAACAAATTTATCCTTCCATCCAGCCACTTCTCTTGATGCCTTTCTCAGGTCCGCTCTTGGGCTAAATAGCTGAGTGTTCACACTTAGCGGGATGTAATAACAGGGTATCCCATGCTTTGTAAGCTCAGCCTGTCCAAACTTGGACATTGCAATCACCTTGACAAAGGCTATCTGCCTGAGACTATCAAGAACTCTCTGTGGTGCCGGGTCATGGTCAATCGGACACCAGGGAATCCACTTTACCCTGGGGTCTAATCCCGCAAGCACCCATGTATCAGTTAGACTGATTAACATATCAGCCTTAAAGTCCTCATACCACATCCAGTGCTCGTTCACTCCGTAGTCACGGTCATTGTTGGGATACATAGGAATATCCCCCCAATCCATCTTTGCCCCCCCTAAACCAAAATAGGCGAAGATGGCTACCTCATGCCCCATCTGTTTTAGGTATGGAACCCACACAGATGTCATTGTTCCATAGCCACTAGGTGCGAAAGGGCTGACTGATTGCCAGAGAATACGCATAAACCTCCTTTCCCCCTTAAAGGGAGAAGGGGGAGAGTTTGAACCCTCCCCCTTACCTAGCTAAACATCCACTAGGCGACAGGCAAGTTCCCTGTCAAGGGTTTTGACACCGAATAGAATGTCAATAGAGATGTCGTTTTCCTTGTGCTGTTGGTCGTAACCATAGACGACCCGGCAGGATATACCCTTGTAGTTCACTACTTCTCCCCTGGCTCCACCCATAGGCGGTTCCAGTGGTGCCGTTACCAGTGCAAATGCGTTCTTGTGGAAGGCGATGTTGGCCTTGTGAGCTACTTGGAAGACTGCTGTGCTCCCAGCGGAAACGCTTGACTGGAAGGCCGGAGCAAAGGTAACAGATGCCGACCCACCAACCGCTACTACTGCGGTGGTGACGACATGACCCTTATCCAGAAGCTCACCATTAACCTTGAACACATAGCCAGCGTCCACGGATGCTGTAGCAGGTCCGATTTGCTTTACCTCCATCACTGTTGCTCCCGCAGTTCCACCAGTGGAAACCGTAACGGTGCTGCCAGTGGTTATCGGGACAGCCGAGGTCTGTGTCCGGATATTCTGGTCCATAAACCAGTCCATACCAAACACACGCCCCATACTGGCTTCCTTCAATGCCTTGGTATCGCCACGCTTCTCAGCGTGTAGGAAGGCATCGAGGACAATGTATTTTTGCTCAGTCTGGGGATGCAGGACAACAGACCGGTTATCAAACGGAACCTTGTTTAGATTGAGTTGCGTCCTGATTCCAGCAATGTCCCCTACACAGGGAGTAGCAGTAGTTACCGGGTAGTGAGCTGCAACGTCCAGCATGAGGTTAGCAATAACGTAGTCTATCTCCTGGGCGTGTTTTCTCATTGCCGGTGCGATGCACTGCTCGGAAAAGCTCTTAATGTCCAGCGATAGTTCTTTTGAGGTAATGGGGAAGGTTATATCGTTGAGCTTATTGAGAATCACAGGCACAGAAGTCTCAACAATGGTCTCTGGAGCCACTGTGGGAGTCCCGGCAAAGTCGTGAACGGTGGCAAACTCCCAGGGTTTGCGAATAATCACCGTGTCGCCAACCTTTTTGAACTCACTGGAGTATGCCCGGTGGATAAGACCGCCGAACACCATGTTGTTTTCCAGAGCCAAAATAGCTTCCTTAGCTACAATGGTTGGGGTAATAAAAGTGGTTGTCATTTTTTGGCCTCCTTGGATTCTGTTTTAAGGTAATGGCAAAGTGACCTTTACTTTTTTTCGTCTCGTTTTGCTACCCAAGCAGCATATTGAGCTACAGTCATCTTCTCTAGCTGCTCTCGTGTAGGTTCACCTTGCCCGCCAGATGTCACACCAGAATCAATAGAGAGTTCTTCAGTGGTTTCGCCTTCGCCTGGTTGCTTTGGCATCACTTTTGCCACTTCCTCTATTTGCTCAGCAGTCGCCAGGTTAAGGTTCTTTAGAGCTACGGGGTCCACCTTGTGCTTCGTTGCGATTTGCCAGATTTTAACTTCCAGCATAGTCTCCCGTGCAGCCTTAATCTCTGCCTCGTGTTCTGCCTTTGAGCGGTCAACCTCTGCTTGCTGCCTTTTAATATCGGCTTTTTGAGCCTCTATACTGGCTGATGCCTGCTTTTGAGATTGTTTGTCCTGATACACTCTCATCAACTCAGGATCGCCCTTAGC